CTTTCTTGACTTTTTTAAAAGAGTTTTCTTTTTCTGCAACATTATGTTGTATTGATTAAATTTCACAATCGAAATACTCTTTTACAGATCTCTGAAGTTTACACTAAGGAAAAATCCATTCCTTTGCGTCTCTCTTTGAAAAAAGGAGAACGCGTGGGGAACTTCATCTGTTTTCTCTTGTACAGAGACTTGAACAAAGTCTGAAGTGCTCTGTATGTATTCATGTTCTTTATTAAATAAAACGTGTCCCTTCTTCGTTTTTACTACCATTACAGGTGGAACAACAAAATCTTCAGGTTGAAGTATCTTATCCCTGAAATCTCCACGCTGTTGCGAGTCTCTTATGACTTGGTTAGACACTTTTTGAAATTTACCATAAAAGTTGTTTCTAATACGCATTATACCTCTTGTACCATAATCTTGCCTAGACATAACACCAATAGGGTCGTCTTTACAATATAGTCGACTCTCTCTTGATGCAGAATAGGTGGGAAGTAAGTGTGTAATATCATATTGATCCTTTACAACTCCTGATCCCTTTGGCTTTTTTGTATATACAAAGAACTGTGTTTTATGATCAACAGTCCCAAAACCTGATCTCTTCTTCTTTGCGAGAAAAGGAAGCCAATCATATTGAAGAGCTATAGGGTCCCTACCACTCTTCATTCTTCTGAGGTTAACGCTTGCAATTATACTTTGTTTGGCTGTTACTTTCTTCAAAGTAGCTTTGACTCCTATACCTCCCAATTCACGGGGTACGCATAAGTTGATTAAACCATTTTGGGTCACTTCATTAATTCTGTTCTTGTTGAAAAACAGAACTCTATTAAGTAATGATTCATCATGTTCAATAGCGTAGTTAATCGTCTGTTCAACAGGACGATTATGCGGTATCTTGAGTACAGCATGCAAAGGAATTGCTTTCACTTTTTTAACAACTCCTGTATTCTTATTATAAGAGAAATTTGTGCTATTTATTTGTGCTATCTCTTTACTCTCATGAGTCTTTCCTATACTGGCTACAAGATCAAATTCTTGTACCTTGGAAAACCACTCATCAATTACCCTTCTAGGACAGTAAGCCAAAAAGTCATCACCATTAATTAAACATGGAGGACTAATCTTATCAAAGACCAGGGTTTTATCCCCTGTCAAAGGACAGATCTTCTCTTCTTTAGAGATGACAGATTCTCCTTTATTGACAAGATTCCAAAGTGAAAGATTAATGAGACATAAAACCGGAAACGATTTTATATCACCCATCATTTGGCCGAAGGTTTGAGTAAATTCTAGGTTCGTATCTTTATTTCTTATAATACGACCTGACCACATTTCTCTTCTTTTATGTAGCACCGTACAACCTTTTCTTGGTAAAAATTTCATAAATATAAGGTTTATACTTGACCAGTACATCTCAGAGGTATTAGGCCCAAGGTCAGCTTCAACATCATTTAATAAATAATTATATATACATGCCATCACCTTCCAAATTTTTAAAGATTCAAAAGGTGTTAAATCTGGTAAAGAAAAGTTCAGATTTAAATGTTTCAGCATATGTTCATCTACAAGTGCTGAAAGATATGGATTGATGTTGTCTGTTGCTGCCTCGTAATCCCCTGATAAGAATATGAGTTCTTCTTCTTCTCCATAGTATTTCTTACTTCTATATATTAAATTATATACATCCTCCTCCTCTACAGTTCTACCATAACACAAGTTTTCCATCTTCTTCATTTCTGAAGAGATTGTAGCTTGGAAAGGCTTCCCTGCAAAGAACTCAAAGGCATTAGAAGTAGTAATGGACCTTACTTTCAAAGGCTCAGTCAGATGAGTAACATTTCCTGTTAACTCAGATCCAACCAGATTGTAACCAAAGTAAGGCGAAGGGCAAACTCCATTATAGGTTTGACCTCTTACATTCGAAAAAGAAATATGTGGACCATATTCATTTATAGTACTGTACTGACCAAATTGCCCCTCATCGGAACTAGCTCTGGTAGTAACACATTGACTCAAATTCTTAAGATACTTTTCAAAAGAAGATTGTTTCATTTGGTCAACGGATTTTTTTATAGAAGTCTGATCATATTGTTTGACTTCAGGTACACGTTCAAGACGTTTTACATAGTTTTCCTCACTTGCTTTAATAAATGAGGTAGGAACTTCTATTGCTGCGTACCTACACAGCGTTAGAGAAGAGGCCAGTGTAACAGCCTTTTTGTCACCTTTTCTAAATCTCCTCAGGAGAGCTTTGTAAAATGCACCACCGAAGGGAAAGTACTTTGTATTTCCTTTTAAAGAACCTTGGGGTTTGTTTGGGAATCTTGCGGATTTATATGCAATCGAGCTGCCTATAATATAATAATATTTTATTAATTTTGTAGTGTTGATCTCATTGTTGCATATGATTCTTTCCAAACAAGATGACAAATCCTTCACCAAGAACATATTGTTCAGTCTTGGGTAAAACTTATTTAATAATTCACAGAACACATGAATGAATACAAGTGATTGATGTACCTCGTACTCAGTTGCTTGTGTAAATTTCAGTTCTGCTCTTATTAGAAGACTCAAATCCTTGAGTGCTTCACTGTAATCTTTTACAGAATAGGAGATCCAACCATCAAAAAGCTTTGAGACGCTTTGCGATGATTTCATGCTCTCACGAAAATGGGTAACGTTTTCGGAAAGAC